GATGAAACTAAGGAAAGTATTGGCGCTGCTTTGTTGCCAGCGTTGCAAGCCGTGTTGCCTTATTTGCAAATGTTTGCTGACTGGGCACAAAAAAACCCTAAAGCATTTTTGTATATTGCTGGCACGATTGCGGCCGTTACAACAGCAATTTTAGCCTTAAATTTTGTTATGGCGTTAACACCGTTTGGTGCGGCAGTAATTGCAATAACTGCAACGGCAGCGGCAATGATTTATTTAGAACAAAAAACAAACGCTCTTACAAACGCTTGGTCACGATTTGGTTCGTTAATTCGATTAGTGCTTGGCCCAATGTACGATTTGTTTGCGCTTGCAAGCAAACTTAATTTAATTGACAAAGTAAGTTTGCCAAGTTTTACACCGCCAAGTTCAAGTAACGTGTCAACTTTGCCGCCTGCATTACGTTTTGCACCGCAACCAGTTATTACGCCAACTATGCCAACCGTGCCAGCGATCATTGGCGGTGGGTCAAGTCGTGGCGGTGGCTCAAGCGGCGGTAGCGGGTCAGGTGGCGGTGGTGGCGGTATTGGTAGCCCAAACGATTTAGTGACCATACAAAGCGCTTTAACTACGTCAGGCAACGCTGAACGCATCGCAGCGCGTAGTAGCGGTGGCGTAACAATAAACGTAACTGGCGGTATGTCAACTAGCGCCGAGATTGGGCAAAGCGTGTTAAACAGTTTGCTGGCCTACCAGCGCACTAACGGGCCACTCGACTTACAGATTGCGTCGTAATGGCAGGTACAGCCGTTGTTGCTAGTGGCAACTATGACTTAGAGATTGACACAGGGTTTATTCAAGACGGGTTTTTGCTTGACGACCCAGTTGCGGGTTTGCTCAACAACACTCAATATGTGCTTGACGGCACAACAGATTTTGCGAGCGTGCTTGACGGCGTAAACAGCATCACAGTTAAACGTGGGCGACGCGATCAAGGCGACCAATTTAGTGCTGGCACTATGTCGTTTACAATGCTTGACACGTCAGGTATTTTTAACCCGTTTGACACTAACTCGCCGTACTACGACACACCGCTTAGCCAACCGGGTCTTGCACCTATGCGTCGAGTCCGCCTATCGCGTTACAGTTCGCTAAACGTAAAAGAGTACCTTTTTGTCGGCGTGATTGTGAATTTTGACTACAATTTTGCTCTCGCAGGTTTGGATACCGTTACCGTATTTTGTGCAGACGATTTTTATTTGCTGGCACAAACATATTTAGACGAATTTAACGTCAGCGAGCAGTTGTCTAGCGCTCGAGTCACAGCGGTACTAGATCGGCCTGAGGTTGCGTTCCCAGCATTAACGCGTGACATTGCGACAGGTACTCAGACGCTTGGCGGTGCAGCGGCGTTTACAATTCCGCAAGGCACAAACGTGCTTGGCTATTTGTCTAACGTAAACGTTGCTGAGCAGGGTCGCCTGTTTATGTCGCGTGACGGCGATCTAGTGTTTGACGCTCGACTAGGCACAACGCTGACCCCATCGGTAGCAGACTTTCATGACGACGGGACAAACATTCCGTACAACGGCGTAGGCATAACTTTTGAAGCCGATCAGGTAACTAACCGTGCAGTCGTACAGATACTTGGCAGTAACAATCCGCAGGTCGCTGACGACGCTGGTAGTCAGGCAAAATATTTTGTGCAAACTTACAGCATCACTAACAGTCTTTTGCATAACGACACAGCGGCGCTTGACTTGGCTTTGTATTTGCTTGACCCTGAACCTGAGGCACGGTACACGTCACTAGCAACGTCGTTTGCTTTATTGACCAGCGCGCAACGTGACACGGTGGCCGTGATTGACGTTGGCGACACGATTACGATTGAAAAGTCTTTTGTGTCAGGCGTGACAACGACGCAACTTGCACAAGAACTGGCAGTCGAAGGCATTGAGCATACGATCAGCGTGAACGCTGGGCATAGCGTTACTTATTACACGTCGCCGACCATTGTTGTTTACGAGTTAATTCTTGACGACACGTCGTTTGGTATCATCAACGCTGACAACGTTCTAGGGTAAAGTAGGCAATTATGGGTGCAAACGCGCAAACAGCAGTACCAGTATTTACAGCCGGCCAAGTTTTAACGGCTCAACAACAAACCGAAATAAATACTGGCATACCAGTTTTTGCTACGACTGTTACGCGTGATGCGGCGTTTGGTGGTGCAGGTGAGAAAACGCTTGCTGAAGGTCAGTTTGCTTATATTGAAGCAACTAACGCAACGCAATATTATGACGGTGCGGCGTGGCAAGCGGTTGGCGCGTCTAGCGGTTTAACTTTGATTAGTGCGACAACTATTGGCACTACCGTTTCTAGCGTTGCGGTAACTAGTGCGTTTAGTGCGACTTACGATAATTATAAAGTGGTGGTCATTGGCGGAATTATGTCGGATAATACAAATATAAAATTACAACTTGGCGCAACTACTACAGGTTATTATTCGTTTGTTGCAAGAGGATTTGTAGGCGGAACTACAGATTTTACAGGCGATAATAACGCAACAAGTTTTGCAAGAATTGGCGCAGGTAAAAGCGACGGCTATTACGCCGATATAAATATTGGTGATCCATTTGCGACAAGAGTTACAAGAGTTGAATCAACTTATATTCCGTCAAATACAGGTTCGTCTATGGGTAAAGTCACGGGTTTTATAAATAACACTACTTCTTATACTGGTTTTACAATTATTCCAGACGGCGGCACGATGACTGGTGGCGCAATTTATGTCTATGGTTACGCGAAAAGTTAGGACTATATGACTTACAAAATACAGATAGACGATTTAGTGCGCGACGCAACCGCAGACGAAGCCGCCATGATTGAAGCCGGACACGCCGAAGCGAAAGCACGAGCCAAAGCCGAAGCCGCCAAACTTGCAACGCGTCAAGCCGTGCTAGACAAACTTGGGTTAACAGCAGATGAAGCCGCCGCACTACTTGGCTAGTTTGGCAATACTTATCGTGCTGACCGCTTGCGAAAGTACACGCGACAACACGATCACCGTAAAGTCACGGGTCAAAAACATGACCTTAGATAACTGCAACGTGCCTGACCGATGCGGCATGACACCGTGACTCGACACAGATACACGTCAGACGAATTACACGCACGCATGATCGTCACCGTAGGCGTATTGTTGGCCATAGTTTTTAGCACCATAGTTTTAGGCATGACCTACGGCTTGTTGTTTGTGTCGCAACCTGAAAAACAAGCACCAAACGACGCAGCGTTTATTGACTTGATGTCAACAATTGTTGTGTTTTTGACTGGCACTTTGTCAGGCATTGTTGCGTCTAACGGCATAAAAAAACCAACTAAATAAAATGCCTAATCGCGCTTACATAGTTACGCAACAGCCAGTTGTAAAGTCTGCGTTGGCTGGCACGGCTGAGTGGGCGCAACTTGCGTGCAAACACAGCGACGGCAGTTTGTGGAATAACGGCACATTTGTGCATCGTGATATAAAAAACCGACCCGGCACGATCAGCAATCATGCTCGAGGGCTGGCAATGGATTTGTCGTACCGTTGGCTTAATCAAAAGAAGCTTGGCAAGGCAGACGGCCGTAAAGCGTCACTTGCGTTTATTGTTAAGTGTTTAGAGAACGCAGATCATTTAGGAATACAACTAGTAATTGACTACGCAATGCAAAGGTCATGGAAATGCGACCGTGGCACATGGCAACCGTTACCGAGTGTCGAGCAGGGCGACTGGTATCACATAGAGATTGACCCGCACGTCGCTAACGACCCGATCATCGCAAAACAGCGCTGGCAAGCCGTTTTTGGGGTATCACCGACAGAGGCAACAAAACCTGTTTAGGCTGGTCACCTACCGAGAAAGTAGGTCACTATGACACTCATTAGCAAACTTGCAATATCGCTATTTATTAGCGTCACGTCAATATTTATTTTGACACCGCCGCCTGCACCAACAGCCGACGATTTAGCAGTCAGACAACCCGAGGTATTTGAGGGCTACGGCCGACCAGTTGACATACCTAGCACTACTAGCACCGTGCCTGTAACTACGCCTATAACGCAACCTGACGCGTGTCAGACCGTGTTTGACATGGCTCGACACGTCGGCTGGGCTGAACAAGACCTGACGCAACTGGTCGCAGTTGCTTACCGCGAAAGCCGATGCAACCCTGCAGCGTTTAACCCGACCGACCCAAACGGCGGGTCAGCCGGGGTTATGCAGATTAACTATTTTTGGTGCAAACCGTCGTCGTACTACGCAAACGGCTACTTGCAGGCATACGGCCTATTACGCACGTGCGATGACCTGTTTAACTTAGAGGACAATTTGCGTAGCGCGTTAGCGATTTTTAGATACTCAAATGGTTGGCGTGCATGGTCACTTTAAAACATTTGTTTTTAGCGTCAGTCTTGACGGCGTACACCTACCTGATAATGTCAGTCACCAACAAACGAAAGGCAAGAGATGACCGAGAACATC